TAAAGAATCCCTCGGCCGGACTGCGCAGCCGTCAGCGTGAAGGAGGTATTGTAGGAGTCGACGCCACCCAAATTACCCAGCGCCCGCTGAACAAACTCGGTCGTTGCGATTGAGGTGTCGTTGTCGAACTGGGGCGGCGTTGGAGCCGTCGGAGCCCCGGAAAACGAAGGGCTGTTGAGGCTGGCGGACTCGACGGCTGCAGACCACGTTCCGGAGTTGCTGCGGGCAATGGTGAACACCCGTCCCGACGAGATCATGTAAGCGAGGGCAAAAGAGCTGTCGTATGCGCCCACTTCGAGGATGTAAAACCCGTCCGGCAGGCCAACCGGGCGGTTGGTTGCGCCGGAAACCACTCCGTACACGCCACTGACCAGCGGGACGCTGGCCCAGTTGTTGTAGCCTGCCGCCGCATTTGTTGAGCCAATGCCGAATGCGCCAACCGACATCAGCGCTCCAGCGGTCGCGTCTGTCAGGGTAGCCTGGGCGTCCCTTTCCGCCGCGCTTCCGAGCTGCTTGGTCCACTGGGACGGATTGAAGGCGCCGGCTGCAATCGATGTGTTCGCGCGCCAGATGTTCTTCTGGTAGATGACCTCCTGGCCGGCCGAGTAGGCGTTTGCCGTGCTGAATGCCGGAATCCCGGTGCCCTTCAGGAGGTTCAAGCTGTCAACCTGATCCTTGAGCCAGCGCGTTCGGTTGGCCAGTTGCTTTGCCTGCTGGTTCGAGACACCATCAGCGCCGCCCAGGACTGGGTCCGTCGTTTCGAGCTGATATACGCCCGTGTCGAAAGTCGAATTTTCGGGGAGGTTTGCCATTTAGGCCTCAGTATTGAATGGTCCAGACGCCGGAAATGGTTGTTTCCGAGTCCTTCTCGATCGGATCGCCCATCCGATACTTGCGCGAAAACAAAGTTCCGTTGCTGGCGAGCAAACCAAACTCACGGATGGACAGGCCGACACCCGCCGACGGGCCAAGCTCAAACGCAAAGGACACGGAGTAATCGGTCGGGTGCGTGATTGCGCCAACGGGAACAACGACCGCGTTAGAAATGCCTGTGTCGCCAGCCGCTGTCGGTGCGCCGTTTGAACCGAACGCCACCTTTGAGATATTCCAGCCGGACTCACCGGCAATAGCCCGAGACTGAATCCTCTTAGCCAGGTCGACGACCATGTTGTACCCCTCTTCAAGCACAACAATACCGTTCCGCTCGACCTTGATTACGAGCGTCCCGGATGGCAAAGACCCAAATTGATCTACGAGCTTCATGAACGACAGGCTATCATCACGACGCCGGCGATCAGCCGGATATGGTTTCCGTCGTTGTTTCGCCGCTGTTGTAAAAGGTCGGCGCGCCGGAACCGTAGGTTCGCAAGCCGTTGTACGAGTGCTGACGGAAGATCGTTAGATTCAATTGGCCGTCGTTTGCCGAAAAAGGCATCGAGTCAACAAGGGCGCTTGACAGGCTAACCTGACGCAGATGCGTCCCGGCGGCCCGAAACTTGTCGATAAGCAGCCGAATCCAGTGCCGCATCTCGTCAATGCTGGCAGTCGTTTCCAGATCAATCTGGTATTGGACGTCGAAAAGATTCCGGATTGGCTTGCCGGATGTATTGTAGTGGTAAGCACCCTGGTGCTTAATGTCGCCAGAATAGACCGGAAACAGATCTCCGGGGTCGACTACATCAACCACCTTTGCCGCCAGACCGCCAGTCGCGCGAGAAATCGCCACCTCGATTGCCTTGTTGTTATTTCGAGGAACCAGCACCTCGTAAATGATACGAGGCCCATACTGAGAGTCCGGCTCCCCAGCGTACCGCAGGACGTTGTAGTAGCTCCCGATAAGGTCAAGCCACTCGCCCTCGGCGGTCGGAATCGACATCTGAAGCAGGGCATTGTCGACTTGGCGATCTGCTTCCTTCAGCTCAACCGCCATCGCGTCTTCATAGGCCCACTCAAGGGCGGTGAAGCCGTAAATGTGGTCGCCGTTGGTGTCGAGCTGATCGCTCCCCCCGTCCAGCAGCACGCGAGCGCTCAGGCCGCGGTACTCGGCAGGCGGAGAAGATAACAAATAATACCCAGGTTGAGCGGACAGGTAGCTGGCGAGTTCGGCCAGCGTATATCCTGACAGGTCGACAGAAAGGCTCGCCCCATCCCCGCCGGACACCTTGGTGGTCAAGACGGCGTCGTGGATGCGCCAAGACATCGACCCGGTGTAGCGCAGCCTCAGCGCAAGGAATTCAACCGGGTCTTTGGAAAAGATCCGGTGAAGGTATCGAATAAGCTTTTGGGTCAGAGTCATGGGGCCGCCAACGAGACGACGCCAGGCATAAGCTTGGTAGAGGACGAAGCGGCCACATCGCCCGACGGGGCGGACAGGGTGACGTTGTAGACGCCGTCAACGGACATGATCCGCTGGATGATTTCGCTCTTGATTGCCGGCGATCCGATCCCGATCCCAAGAAGGTATTCGCGCACCGCCGTCACGCAATCCGCCAGGATGCTGGTTTGATCCGACTCGCGACCGGCATCGACAACAACGGCGCCTGTTACGTTCACCAACGTTTCTGCAGCAGCCACGACCTGCACGACGACCCCCGCCGCTTTGTAGCCGGGGACGGGGGTTCCGTCGGCAAGATAATACCCGTCCAGCGTTTGCTGAACCTGACCTATGAGGGCGCTGGAGGTGTCACCGACTCCGTTGTGAATATAGATGAAAACGAACCCGGGATTGTTCGCTGTCGGGTCAATCTCGTATGGCTCAACGATCTTGATCCACTTTGCCTCTTCGATTACGGCGCCATTCACGTCGAGGAGCTTGACCGAGTTGGCGCCGTAGTAAAGAGCGGCCGTCGTGCCGCGCTGCAGAGTGCTGATGTAGTTCCGGAAGCGGACTTTGCGCTCATCTTCCGACTCGACGTCGCGGCCTCCAGTGAATGCGGTCAGGTTCGCGACGCCGGTCACGCCGTCGAGATTCCCAACGACACTGGTGATCGTATTGGCGTCGGTGTTTGATGCAAATCCGGCAATCTTGCAGGCGGCGGAAACCGAGACTTGGGTTTGGCCAACTGGAATAGTGACAGACCGCGTGGTGGTGTAATCAAGACCGGTTTCGAGGTTTCGCCCCGTCGTTCCTGCCGGAATTACAACCGTCGAAGAATGGCCGCCAAGAGCATAAAACGTGAGCACGCCGGTTGCCGCAGAGGAAGGCAGGAGATCAAACCCAAAGGACAGGTAGGTGGCAACCGGGATAGCCTCCAGCAACCCCTGGAACATCTTCATGTAGAGTTCTTCGATCTCGACCGCAGGAGCTTCGACTAGCGTGCGCGCCACAGACCCCGGCTGAAAATCGGTGATCTTGTTGGTGTTGCCCCGCATGAGGTTGATCATGGAGGCGACAATCGAGGCGAAGTCTTTGATCTGGAATGCCATGGTGGCCTATATTCTCATCACGACCCGGCCCGGATCTGGATGGCGCCGCCGGCCAGCGCTTCGGCAATGGCCGTGATCTTGACGGAGTCGCCCACCACCTCAGCCGCAGCCGTGGAAACATTGCTGACGCGATAGTCGGCGAGCAGGGTGGACTTCACGTACTCGGCGCCAAGGGTGGCTGCGAGCGGCCCGTTCTTGAGGCCGAGTATGCGCCAAACCATGCAGCCATAAGACGGGTGCCGGATCAGTTGGCCGCGAGGCGTGTCCAAAGCGTGCGCCAGTTGCTGGGTGAGGTTATCGACTCCTCCCACCACCTGAAAATCACCCTTTCCGTCGTCCACGAGGAGGCGACCGACCAGCCGGACGTCTCGCTCATAGACGTCTTCGGTCGAAGACTTGTCTTCGGTAAAGCCGGCCGGAGAAGGAACCCTGATAAGCGACCCGGCAAGCAGGACGCCTTCCGCTGCCTGGTCGATGTTGTCGGTGATGTACGGGTAGGAAAGCCTGTTGATCCAGACAAGCTCGACCCACCTGTTTGCATCACCAAGCTCGCGGTATGCGATGGCCGGCAGGTCGTCACCCTGGTGCGTCTCGACAAGGCGAAACGGAGGAAGCTCGCGCTCGAACTCGGTAGTCATTTGAGCACGTTGATGGTTATGCCGTTGTTGATGTCGGTCACGTAGCGGCCCATGGTCTGAATCGGAACGGGCGCCAGCGCCGGGTCATAGCGGTTGAGCGAAGACATGCTGGAAACGGCGCGCGGGCTGATGTCGACAGGCTGCGCTTCCGGCTGCATGAGCGCGAAAGCGTTCGAGCTAACGTAGGCGCTGGCAGGGCGCCCGCCGGTCGTGGAAGAGCAGTTCGATGCGCCGTAAAGACCGGTGTAATCGTCGTAGGTGTTGCGAGGGCGGAGCGAGTTCCGGAGGATGCAGAAAGCCTCGGTGTATGCCGCGGCGACTTGCGCCAGAGAATGCTTCAGGTAGCCGGGCAGCGACTTGATGGCCGCCACCGTCCGGAAAATGTTGATCCCGGTCTGGGCAATACCCTTGGCGATGCCCACGAGGTTGTTCACGGTCTGGCCGATACCGTTCTTGACCGCCGAGATGGTGGAGGTGACGGCACCGAAGATCTGCGACGAGGTTGTGACGAACTTTTGCACCACCCCCGCGACAGAAGACAGGCCCTGCTGGACGAATCCGACGGCTTGAGACACCCAGCCGCTGACGCTAGAGGACACCCCCTGAAGGAATCCGACCACGCCCGTCATGCTTTCCAGGCCGGCGCCGATGTTGCCGAAGAACGGCGACATACTCAGCGGATTGTCGATGCTCGTCGAAACCGCCTGCAAGCTGATGTTGTACTGGAGCAGGAGCGGGCGGGACTTGCTGCGCTTCAACACGAACATGGTCGGCGCCACGTTCCATGCAAAGTCGTCGAGCATGTCGACAAATAGCAGCTTGACCGAAGCGGGGTCGCTGCCCCGATCAATAGCCGCCTGCTTGGCGGCATGGTAGTCCTGCGTGACCAGCTTGTTCAGCGCCATGAAGGCATTGAAGCCGTCTTCAGCGGTCATGCCGGCCGGGCGCCAGCCGGTGTGGCCGGACAGCGTGACACTCGGCAGCCCCTCGCCGAAGTTGTCCACCCACCCGGCAGTCTCGCGGCCGAGCGTCTGATGCACGGTGATCCGCGACGGCTCGGATCGGGTCAGCTCTTCCGGTCGTATCTTGAGCGTGATGGGCGCGCCAACGCTCCCGCCGTTGTCGAGCAGAAACGAGATTGGGCGAACGCCAGCACGCTGGTCGGTCGGGGTGCCGTATCCGTACATGCTGGCAGTTTCGCATCACGACGACTACGCGCCGCCGTCACCGTTCCCATCCGTGATCGCCCCCGATGCGTTCAGGTTGCCGTTGATTTGCACGTTTCCGTTGATCGTCGCCGCCGAACCGCCGCCGGAGCCGGTCATGCCGCCGCTGTAGCTGATCGAGCCGTCCACCACCAGGTTGCCCGTGCAATGCGTCAGCGGGGTGTCCAGTGTGACGCTGGTTCCCGCCTGCACCACGACGGTGGTGTTGGCCTTGAGAGTGACCGTGCCGCCGGGGGCCAGGGTTAGCTCGACGGCGTTGCCGGCCAGGCCGATCCGCACGTTCACCTGCTTTCCGGTGTTTCGGTCATATGCCGAATTGGCGTCGGCATTCTGGCCAGCCATATCCACCTTGTCCGGTGACTCGCCGATGCGAACGTAGGCGCCGCCAGGGTGGGTCAGTTGGATGTTGCCATCGCCGTCGATGCTCCACGCCACGTCCGACTGGTGGCGGGCATACATCAGCTTCGGGTCTTTCGAGAGGATCTGATTGACCTGCGGGAAAAGGAAGCCGAGCACCACCGGATATGACCCGAACGATCCGACAACCGCCTTCATGTCCTGGCCGTCGGTCTTGCTGATGTCCCACTTGTCGGCACGCGCCGGCACGGCCGGCATGTCCACCTTGCCGGTGCGTGCGCTGGCGCTGCCCGAGATAACCTGCACGCCGGTGAGGCGCGAGCCGTCGTCGGACATCACCAGGTCGACGGAATGATCATCCGGGTGGGTGGCCACCACGATACCGATTCTGAGGCTCACAGGGCGCCTCCAGACGCCTGCTCAGCAAGCCATGGGGAGGACGCCCCGCCCTCCATCTTCGAGCGCTCCACAAAGCCCTCGCCGCGCTCAAACGAGAGCGACGTGAGGTAGGACCGAAACGGGGCAAACTCGTCGTCGACCCGGGTTACATACGCCATCCAAGACACGCGACCGCGTTTAAACATCGCATAGTCGCCGGCTTTCATGGCTTCACCGCCGGCGGCGCGCATCGGCCCGCCCTTGATCGTGGCGGACCCGCGCTCCAGCACCACGTTGTCCTTGTTGGTTTCGCGGAGGATCGCCAGCCGCTTCTCGATCCACGACATCATCTGCTTCGATCGCTCGTCCTGGGCTGCCTTGTCTTGGCCGCTGCCCATGTTGACGACGGCGTCGTCGCCCTGCTGGGTGTCGGCATACATGGGCCTGGTGGCGTAGTATTTGACCGCGGCGTTCGGGTAGTCCTTGATGGACACCTTGCCGTCATCTTTCGGGATAGACGCCAGCTTGCGCTGCATGTCGTCGATGAGGTCGAACCTGGCGTTATTCACCCAGAAAAAGTTGGCCACCGCGTTATCCGAGCGCCCGCAGGACAGCGTGCGAATGCGCTCCCCCGGCACCTCAACCACGGTGGGCTCAGGCGCGTCGTCCTGGATCTTCCGGCTCTTTGCGCCCTTGTCCGCGGTCAGCTTCAGGGCCGGAACGGGGCGATAGACGACGTAAACGCCGTCCTCGCGATCCTCCACGTAAAGCTCGTTCCAGGTGCCCACGTCGCCGTGGAAGCGCAGGATGTCGTAGATTGACCCCTGCATGTTCTGATAGCTGTCATTGACCACGCCGTGCTTGACCAGGATGTCGGTCTTGAGCTTGCGCGGCAGCGGGCTGTTGGCGGGCAGGAACTTGTCGATGAACGGGTTCAGCACCTTGTCCACCATGGTTTGAACCCACTCGCCGGACTTCAGCACGCCAGCGGCCTTGATGCCGAACATCTCCCACAGCCCGAAGTTGGTCAGGAGCGCCTGCTTGTCGGCGTAGGCCGGCAGATAGAGAACTTGGAACATCTGCCAGAACTTGCCGTAATCCTGCCCGGCCACCATGACCTGGCGCTGCGGCTGGCCGCCTTGGCCCATGGCTTCCACGCGCTCGACATCCGAAACGATGCCGCGCATCTTGATTGGGTAGTCCTTGCCGGACGTCCACGGCCCGACGCCATCCCACATCCGGATCTCGATCATATCCATGGGCTCGATGAGCCCGTAGACGGACTCCAGCGCCGTTTCTGACATTGAGGCGAAGGCGCCGAGCACCGACCCGTGCGGTCTGTCCGCAAAGGTCAGCGAGAACGCCCCGGCCGGCTCGCGAACCGACTTCGACACCCGCACCGATGAGCCGTCGTTCAGGAACGGCGTGAGGTCGATGTATTCCTCTTTGCCTCGATACCGGGCCGAGACGGCAGACTGCCCGTCCACCGTCTCCCGGCCGATTGTTTTGTAAAGCCGCACCGACAGGCGCGGCGTTGCTTCCAGCAGTTTCGGCATGCTTACCCCTGGCGGAACTGTTGCATGTAGCCGCCAACGCGGGTCTGCAGCAGCTCGGATTGTTTGTAGGGCCGGCCGTCCGGCGTCTCGTGCACCACGCGCAGCGGATCGGCGGTGACCCGCAACGACATCCCTCGCGCCCGCTCAGTCTCACGGCGGGCTTCGAGGGCAGCGTCGTCAGGCATCGGGGTGCCACTGCGCATGCGACGCATGACACTGTCGGCGTAGCCCGGGCCCTCGCCATAACCTGACAGACCGGCCCGGACGCCACCCGCGCTCTTGATGCGCGCGGCCAAGTATTCTGAAGCAAAGCGGATCTGCTCGTCGATGTCTTTGCCGGCCAGCGGAGATACCCCGTAGCCGGGAGACCGCCCGGTCGACTCCAAAATACCAAACGGGCCGAAAGCGGACGACTTGCGGCGCCCGCTGGCGTCGGGCGCGTAATGGTACTTGGTCGGGTCAGACAGGAGATCCGGGCGCCCGCCGATTTCTTGAGAAACAACGGCCTTCAGCAGACCGCGCGGCAACCCCGCCTTGGCCTCGGCCGCCGCCAGCTTGGCGTCAATGGCGCTCGTGTCGACGCTGCCTTTTCCACCGCCACCAGAGTAGCGTCCCGGCCCTTCCGGCGTGCCATCCTTCAGCAGCTTCTGGCGGTTCTCCTCGGCTTGCTTCGCGAGGTCTTCCTGCTCGCGCCGCTGCTCGGCGGCCTTCTCCATATCCTTGATCTCTTGTTCTCGGCGAGCGTTTTCCTTTTCAAGGAGCTTGGCTTTTTCTTCGGATAGCGCGGCGATCTTTTTTTCGGTCTCCGACAGGTCGCGCTCAAGAGCTTGTCGCTCAGCGCGCTTCTGGGCGACAAGCTCCGGCTTCCCAAGGTAGGCCGCAGACCCAGTCAGGCGCGTTTCGGATCGCTGTTCGATTGCGGTTGCAACCATTTGCCGTTTAAGCCTCAGATCCTGAAGCTGCGGGTCAAATTGCCCCTTGATCGCATCCGCCCGGCCGCGGGAGTCGTTCTCGATGACGGCCTTCATGATCTGCTCGGTGGTCAGCCGTTCCTTGCCGCCGGCCATGTAGATAATGCCCGCGCGGATCTCCTGCGTGAGAGGGATCAGCTTGTCGGCCAGTGCCGTCTTGATATTGTCGAGGGCGTTCTTGCTGTCGCGGATGTCGGAGCCTTGCGTGCGCTCCTGGTCGCGGGTGGCAACCAGCTCGGCGAGCACCCGGCGTTGGTCGCTCTCGCTGCCGCCCTGCATGGCGGCATCCAGGCGCTTCATCTCCTCCGGCGAGAGGGCGTCAGCGCCGGTGCGGCGCGCCAGGCTGTTGGCGACGGCCTGGCGGTCGGACGCGCTACCGTAGAGCGCCGAAGATAGGTTTGAGATGCCGGAGCCGGACAGCTTGGTGAGGTCGGCATATTTCGACATCTCGCCCATCTGGTTCGGCTGGACGGACAGCAGCGCCATGGCCTGCCGCATGTTGACGCCCAGGTGGTTTGCCGTCGCCTGCGCCAAAAGGCCCTTGTTGTTGCCGTAGGCACCCCGCAGGGCGGACAGCGTGCCCTGCAGGAAGGTGGTGTCGCCGCTGGGGCCAGAGAGGCCGTAGCGGGCCGCCACGCTTCCCTTGCCGAACGCCTCGTTGTTCGTTGCGAAGGCGCCCCCTTCGCGAAGCACTTGCATCTGCAGCGGGTCGAGACCCATGCGGTTCCCGACCACCGCCGAGAAAAACTGCGACGCCTCGCCCTTGGCGCCGCCGGCGGTAAGGGCGGCGTTCACGCGGGCCAGCAGCGAGCCGGCGCCAGCTGGGTCGAGGCCCGGAATGCCCGAGCCCACGAGGCCGGACAGCATGCCCGCGTAGCCGCTGACGTTGGCGGCGCCCATGCCAGACCGGGTCTGCATCTGCGCATAGCCCGCGATGGCGTCCATGACCTCGTCAGCTTTGGCGAAAGCCCCGGACTTGCCGATCGTCTCGCCGATCAAGAGCGCAAACCGGCGGGTGTCCTGCTCGGACTTCGTGACGCCCAGGCCGCGCATCATGCCAAGCACGCCGACGCCGGCCGACGGGTCGAGGCCGAAGCCGCGGGACAGGCCGATGCCCATCCCAAGCTCGCCCGACAGCCCGCCGAGTCCAGCGCCGTTGATGTTGCCGGCCTTCACGAACTGCTGCGCCAGTCCGGCCGTCTCGCTATAGGTGAGGCTATTTCGGTTGGCGGTCCCGACCACCGCCGACTTCAGCGCGCCGAAGGAGACGGTCACGTCGCCCATGGCGCGCTTCAGGCGATCGTAGGCGACCGCATTGCCTTCAGCCTGCTCGATGCGGTCCATGATCGCGCCGACGGCCTTCGAGACGCCCAGCGCGGCCATGCCGCCCAGCAGCCCCATCATGCCGGCGCCGAACCCCGAGGACATGCCGGTGTTGAGGGCTCGCGACACGACGCCGCCCGCCGGGCCCATGGCGCCAAGGCCTGCGTTGACGACCTGCATGCCGGCGCCACCAACGGAGCCGTCTCCGGGGCGCACAGGCGGTGGCTTCCGGCCACCACCGCCACCACCCGGAGACCCCGGCGCCGCGCCCGGCGGAGCTTGAAACCCCAGGCCCGTCACATACTGAAAGGCCTTGGACATCTGCCTGGCCCGGCTACCCTGGTCTGGGTACAGCTTCGACCAGTCCAGATCAAAGAAGCCCGCGCCCTTCTGCCCGGTCGCGTTCACCCTCTTGCTCAGATCTCCGGACACGCGGAGCAGCGTGTTGAACTGCTGCGTGACCTTCTGCAGATCCTGAAGCGTGGTTTTCCCAACCGGGTTGAACTTGACCTTGTTGGCCTGGGCGATCTGTTGCCCGAGCGCGTTCAGGCGCTGCTGGAACTGGGCCAGCTGCTGCTCGATCTTCGACGGATCAAAGTCCGCCTGAACGGGTATCTTGATGCTCATATCGCTTCCCAGTCGTCCGGGTTTTCAGCCATCCGGTCCAGTTCGGCCTGCATGTCGAAATCCTCGTCTTCGACTTCCTGCTCTGCGGCCTTGGGGTTGTTGTAGAAATGGTGCGCCCAGTAATCGGTCAGCATTTCCTCGACGGTGACGTCGAGGAACCTGGGATCACTCGGCGGGAGGTTGTACTGCCGGCGAAACCAGAACTCCGCCGTCTGCGCCATTTCCTTCCCGCGCTGCTTCGCCACCGTTCGCAGGCTTGCGTCGAAAAGAGCGCTCCTTGTCGGTCAGGGCGGCATGCACCTTGGCCAGCTTGGCGTAGGTGTCGTCATCCAGCGGGTCCATCTCGTCGAGATCCCACCCGGCAGGGGCGCGAACGGTCAGCACCTTGAGGGCGGCCAGCCAGCCGGCCACCAGGGCCAGCCAGTCGGTCGGTGGCGCACCGTCAATCATCCTGGCGTATTCGACTTGGATCGCAATCTCGTCGCGCATCTTGCGGCGGCCAAAGACGAAGGCGCCCACACCTTCAACCTTGACGGAAAAATCTGTTTCGCTCGGGGTTCGCATTTTGTGTTCCATTCAAAGAAATACCGCCCACCCGGCGGGTGAGCGGTATTGTGGCGTCACGCCGGGAGATCAGGCCGCGGTGCCGGTGACATCCAGGGCGTTGAACTGGGCGGACTGCATCACGATGGCGTGCTTCTGCACCTCGATGGAGCCCGAAGCGTATGAGCAGCCGATGTACTTCCGCAGCAGGGTGCCGTCGTCTTTCGAGTAGACCTCGAAGTCGAACACCAGACCCTGCAGCATCGCCTCGCCGTTTTCCGGCACCAGCCCGGCCTGCAGCATGGCGCCCTTGTTGAGCAGCATCGCGGACACGCTCAGCGAGTGGCGCGCCATGGTCGGCACGTACTCGGCCACGTGGATGTCGCCGATGCCGCTGGCCGGCTCCGGGCTGTAGTCGTCGTTGGCGCTGACGCTCTGGATCAGGCCGACCTGCTTGCCGTCGAAGACGACGACGATGCGGTTCCCCGAGCGAACCTTGAGATTTTCGCGGGCCATGTTGGTCGCCCTCCTTTACGCCGCGGCGGTGCCCGAGAACGGGACCGCGTAGATGGTGGTCAGCACGTAGTTGACCGGGATGACCGGCGAGCACTCGAAGTCGACTCGGAGAACGTCGCCTTCGAGGCTGGCCTTGATGTTGCGGTAAGCCGGGGACTGCGCGTTGCCGACAATCACCCCGGGGCCTTGAGGCTCTTCGCGGGCCAGCTCGCGCAGGGTCGTCTCGGCGATGCTCGCCGCGCGGGACAGCACCAGCGGGTTGCCCTTGGCGCCGCGGAGCACGTCGAGCGCGTTCCGGATGTTCCGGGCCACGAAGTCAACCGCCCAGCCGGTCGATTGCTCGACGCGGTTGTAGTTGCTGTTCACCAGCCAGGTGCTGATTGACTTGACGACCTTGTAGCCTTGCTCGGTGTCTTCGAGGCACAGCACGCCACCCTTGATCAGCTGGTCGGTGTCGGTCGGGTTGCGCAGCTTGCGCTCCAGGCCGCGAACCTTGATCGTCTTGTTGGTCAGCGGGGTACCGGGATTCACCCCGGCGAACATGCCGGAGATCAGCGCAGCGGAGATGTAGGCCGGGAACAGGACCAGCTTGCCGGCGGCGTTGTAGTTGTAGTGTCCCAGATGCACCAGCGAGGTCCGGTCGCTGTTCAGGGCCTTGGCCGCGGCGATCGCGTCGGTGTCGCTGGTGTTGGCGGCAGAACCGACGACAGCGCGCCGCTCTTTCCGGCCGACGGTGCTCATGAACGCGACGTGCGAGTCCGTCATGGCGTGGATCGCGGCATCGCCGGACACCGGCGTGACCCACTGCACGTCGACGCTCTGCAGGACTTCAAAGGCGCTCGCCCAGTCGGCGTTCGTGGTGGTGCCGTCGCTACCGCCGGACATGAACGTGAAGGCCAGCGGCGCCGGCGGATCACCGGCGCCGGCAACGCGGGTCGCGGTGACGTAGCCCTCGGCGTTTCCGTTGAACCAGTCGATGGCAGCCTGCAGGTCGGCGCGAACGGTAGTTGCGCTGGTCTTGCAATCGGCGGCGGTGACGAAGTCCAGCCCGTTCAGCGTCGGGGACGTGAAATTGCCGCCCAGCACGGAAGCCGCAAAGCCCGGGACCATATTGATGCGATCAACGAGATCCTGGACGGTGCCGTAATCGACGAAATTCAGGGTCGCCACGGTCGTGCCGGAAGGCGATGCCAGCACGCAGGAAGTGCCGCTGACGGTCACGGTCGCGGACGCCAGCCCGCCAGTGTACTGGACGGAAAAGGCCGCGCGGCCCACGTTATCCTCGGAGTAGTAATCCGAGCCGACCTGGGTTGTCAGGCGCCGGCCGGATACGCTGCCGGCCTCGACCTTGATCTTGATCTGGTTGGTGAGGGCGCCGTAGTTGGTGGACTGCAGGCTGATCACGTCCGCCGCGCCGGCGCTCTTCAGGGCAAGCGAAGACTGGGTGGCAGGGTTGACGCGAACGGCGACCACCTCGGCCGGGCCGCCGGTCTCGTTGCTGGGGTCGAAGGCGGCCAGCACGGCGTCGAGCAGCTCGCCGGAGACCAGGTCAGCCTGGGCCTGCTGCGGACTGCCGTAACGCAGCGCGGTCTTCGGCTTGCCGGAGGCGGAGCGACCGACCAGAGCGACGACGTTGCCGACCGACAGATTCTTGTTGCGCATCGCGTCGTCATTGACGACCGACGCGGTGGTGGGCGTGGTGATCAGGCGCCCGTCAAAGAAAACAGCCATGATTGATCCTTAAACGGGGGCGTTGCAGAAAGCGTCGAAGCGGGCGCGGAATTCCGCCTCGGTCGCGGACACGCGACCGGCCTGCTTTTCGACGGCAGCGAAGGCGCCAATCAGTTCCGGCCGCTTGACCTTCTCCGACAGGCGCGTGCAGAACTCGATCAGCGTAAGCGCCACGTAGGGCGCCGCTTCGCCAACCTGTTCGGTGGGTGCGGCCTTAGCCATTGATGTAGACTCCTGTAATGGTTGACTCGACCGCGCTAACGGCCGGAACTTCACCGCCGACCCTCACGGGCGCGACGCATGAAAGGGTGGCCATGACCTGATAGAGCGGCGCCGCATACTCGCCGCTCACCGCGTCGTTGTCGGTCATGGTGAGATTGACCTGATCCATTCCGGCGCCGGCAAAGACGGGCAGGTTGCCGATGATCACGCGGCGGATGGCCTTCCGCAGCTCCAGGCGCTCGTCGGGGTTGAGGCTCCAGCCGACAATCGAAAGCGAGACGCTGGCCAGCCAGCCCTCGGACTCCAGCCAGTCGAAGCCGACCGCATCGAACTCGTCGCCCGAGATGTCTTCCCCGATGCCGCGGATCTCGGCGTTGTCGCCGTCCAGCGTGATCGTGACGAGCGGAAACCGGGGGTCGCGCTCCAGGGACGGCGGGGCGGTGTAGACCTGCACGTAGCCCAGCTCATTGACGAGGTTGCCGCGCTCGACCTCAACCTTCAGGCCGGCCTCAAGCCGATCCCGGACCAGCGACTGCACGTCGGCGGTGTGCTCCTGGTAGATCGCTCGCGGCGTTCCCGAGGCGGTCGGGCCGGCGGCCCAGGTGGTGCCGTCGGAGGTGTAGAACGGGCGGTAGAACGCCATCACCTCGTTCTGGAGGTGGGCCGAGTCGATGACGACCTTGTCGTCGCCCTCGTAGGCCACCAGTGCGCCCTGGTCATCGTGGTCGACGAAGCTGTCCGACCCCTTGCGCAGGATGCGCCAGCGAACGGCACCGGCCGGCGGCTCGATAAAGAGGCGCAAGGCGTTTCCGACGTGGAGCGGCTGCACAATGGAGATCATGAGTGAATGGTCGCATCACGACCTCCGGCGTGACGGCACACTCGCCCCATGGCCGACATCCGCTACAACATCACCTTCGACCTCGGGAACGTGCTCGACATCACCGCCGCGGTGAACAAGGCCGTCTTCCCGCTACTCCACCAGTCCGTGAACGCCATCGGCAAGCAGACCGCGGAGAACTGGAAGGAGGCCGTCTACAAGGCCAAGCTGTGGAGCGGAGAGAAGGACGCCTACGCGCAGTCGATCAGCTGGACGATGACCGGAGACTTCAGCGGCTACGTCGAGGCCACCTACAAGCACGCCGAGGAAATCGAGACCGGCCGGCCTGCTCGCGACCTGAAGAAGATGCTGGACACCAGCACCAAGGTGCGGCGGACGGAGAGCGGCAAGCGGTTCCTCGTGATCCCCATGCGGCACAACACGCCCGGCCACGGCGCCCACGCCAAGGCCATGCCGGCCGCCATCCACGCGCTGGCCGACCAGATGAGCAAGTCGAGCGTGACCAGCATGGGGCAGCGCCCGTCGGGCCAGGTGACGTGGCTAAGCCCCAAGGCCGGCATGGGGCCAAGCGCCAAGCAGACGCCGTTCCTGTCGAACCCGAAGACGAAGACCGCGCTGACGGTCGCCAGCCGGCAGTACG